ATAACCATTTATATTTCCATAGTTGTTGATGATCAAATTAGTATTTTGATGTAGTGCTCCAGTCTGTATTGCGTGAGTCGTTGATCCCGATACTGTCACCCCAGAATTAACTGTAACCTCAACAGTTCCGCCCACAGCGTTATCATACCCAGCAGCAACGGCTAATGTAAGAATATTTACCTCATTGGTATTCGTGCTAATGATCAGTCCGGTCCCCATGTCTGCGGCCCCGAACCCTATATGCTGCCCATAAAACATTAAGCATCATTTCCTGCATCGGTTGTGAATAAAATTCTAATTCCTATTAACCTAGCGTCACCGGCCATATCATCATCACCATCTGAAATATCTCTATAAATTCTAAAGAAACAAAGATCATTATCTACTGGAGATCCTCCAATAGTTACAGTTGCCACAGGAGATACCAAAATCTCTTCTACTGCTCCTTGAGCATCATCTTGGGATTTAACAGCAGTCCCATAAGCAACATCTATCGACTCATTATCAGACACTGCAACCCCTTGTAAAAACCAAGAAACTCCAGTAGTGGCAGCTATTCCTGCCCAAACTACCTGATATTGTATCGTTCCCAGATTCCAAGATTTAGGAAACATAATCTGGAACTGTGCGTGTTCATCAGCATCTTTATCGAAATCTAGAACCTGCATATCGGGGTGATCGGTATCTGTAGCAATATTAATAATAGAAGCACAACCATTAGCAGAGGTTGGCCGCATAGCCGCCGCCGGAACCCAAATGGTATGTACCCCTTGCAAACCAACACGGGTAGAACCTTCTTTTAAAATAGTAGAACTTAACGTATCTGAGTCAGACGCAAAAGTTAATCCAGCAGCCGATTTAGGGGCCAAATCTCCTGTTGCCGCTGTGGCAAATAAAGGAAAACAAGTTGCATCTGAACTTTCATCTGCAACAGTTATAGCTGTCGGCGTTATAATTGCTCCCGCCGTATTAATTAAAGGCGAAGCAAATTCAACATTAGTGCCATCACAAAAAACAAACGCAAGTCTCCCATTTGGAATGGTTACAGTATCACCTGAAGAACCACCCACAGTAAGATCATATGTAGTTACGGCATTCCAAATTAAATAAAGTTTTGTACGCAAGGGAACTACTATCTTGCGGCTGGCCCCAGGAGATCCCGTTGCTTTAATAATCATTAAATGCGATTCTGCAGTGGTCCCACTATTTTCTGCATACTGATCGTCATTTAAGGTATAAGAACCACCGGCCAATGTTATACTACGCATTCCGGCAATAGCTTCTTCTATTCGGGACATTGCTTGATTGGCCAAAGTCCCCCACGTACTGGCATTTTCACCCGTTGTTTGTTTTTCAAATTTAATTAAATCTGAAGGTGATGAAGACATCTATTTCTCCTATCCAAGCACTCTAATTGCCGCACTGGAAATATTAGCTGGTGGCCACATAATTGTAAAGGTTCCATTTGTAACTACAAAATTTCCTCCAAAATCATATATGGCAGTGGCCAAAGTAGTCCAAGTGGTTGAGACATAATAACCTCTATAAATTAAAGCTCCTCGAGCAGTAAAAGTTGCATTTGTCCAAACTGCATCTGGAAAATCCACATAATGAATGTTCCCATCTATACCTGCTTCAACAGTGACAGTGGGGTAGGGTGAAAATTTAAGACCACCTGCGGTATAGCCTATTCCACTAATTTCATTGGTTGTTGTATATTCTGTTGTCGCAGCAGTAAGCGTCGCTGCATCAGAATATAATGCAACCTTAATATCTTGCGCAGCCCCAGCTTCATTAGTTGTGTCAAATTCTTTTTGAAATTGAGTTAAATCCGCAACAGAAATCCCATCCTTATAACGTGCATTAAATTGGGTAGTTGTGGTTGAGGTAAGAGCCATAACTAAGTTTGCTCGATTGTCAGGCCACTAACTATACGCACCTGGGCATCCTCCCGTCCATGAGAGCCCGGTCGAGGATGCCGTAGAGCTTCTGGATCAGAAGCTGAATGGGGGTTAAGTTGAGGATGTTTGGGTTCGTAGCAATAGGAGCAAACCCTAAGACCAGTCCATTCCTCTTTCAAATCAGGGTATGGAAACTTTAACCCGCATCTATCACAAATTGCCTGACTTTTTCTTCCTGAGGCATACGCCATTTATACTCCAACTCCATATTCAGAAGCATGCATAGCTGCCATTTCCATTGTTGCTGATTGTAAAGAAGCTTGATATGCTGCTGTCCAACCTGCTAATCCTTCTTGATCCTCTAAGAAAATTTTTGATTCTATCAAACAGGCATTTTGCAATAAATCTTCTAAATTGTCCCCTACCCAGGTTGTTGCTGCTGAAACAATAGAAGTTGGCTTCGCTAATGCTTTAATTTCATAGGCATATGTACTATTTGGAACTGGAGCAAAAATAAAATTAGAAGAATCTTCGATGGCGAAAAAACGAGGAGTCCCTTCTACTGCTTGGTCTGGAAACACTTCTGCCAAATAATCATCATTCCGTTGTTCTAAAGCCAATTGCGTCGTCCCTGTAGTCGTTATTTTGAAAGACCGAACTACTCGAATGGCAGAATTAATAGCCAAGGTCCGAGTGGAGGCTGAGAGATTTCCTGTGTATTCGGCTTTATTGCAAGGAAGTTTTGGAAGATCTCGGAAAATTCGATGTTCTGCTCGGGCAACAACAAGGGCAATCTCATCTGAGAATTCGGTACTATCGTCTTCATTCCAATCTTTTAAAAACGCTATCAAATCGGTATAGTTCATCCGGCAACTCCAGGCGTTGTAATGCTTAAATTGGTTCTTTCTCGTTCATCTCCGGAAGCCAATTGAAATACACGTTCAGACTCCACCGATAAAAGCTGGAATCGATCAGCAGCAAGCTTTAAAGAAATTTTCGCTGCTAATCCTGCACAAACCGCCTCTGTCCATCGATACGGAGCATCCACATCATTTAAAGCAGTAGAAGCATCTTCAATTTGTTTAATCGCCCAATATTCAAAGGTATCCGTGGCATTTTCAGGCACCTGCCATAAATAAAGAACAGGAGTATATTGCCTATCGAAAAAGAATTGTGTTGGACGACCTTCAGTTGTTTTAACTGGAATCTCATTATATTCACTCATAGAGATACGAGCACAAGTTGTATCAGTGCCACTCCTTCGTATAGTTGCTGAAATAATGTCTAAAACTTCAACCGGCAAAGCATAAGAGGCTGTAGAGGCAACCAAAGCTTGAGAAGTCTGCGTAGCAGTCCAATAATTTATACCCCTAGTGGCCCACTCTGAGAATAATAAGTTCAAACTTCGAACAGCTGAACGTAAGTGATACCCTGGGACAACCTGAATATCTTTGCCACACCGTTCAAAGGCTTCTGCAATTATCTCCTCTACATCAAGCCGAAAAGTAAATGTCCCAGAGGTAGCCATCATAGATTCCTAGAAATACCATGAGATTTCAATGCTTCGCCAAAAGTGTTAGCCGTTACATGATCAGATGAAGCTTCATCCCATACAGCATCGGCTATTGCCCCCGCCGACGCTCCAGAGCCGCTAGGGCCTTGCTCAAGAGCATTCGCTGTAAATCTGGATACCCCGCCGTCGCTCTCAATAAGTTCATTCAACAAGGCAGTTGTAACTCCGGGTTTGCTGGCTGGATTATAATCCGTGTGGAAAAGATAATGAAGGTGGTAAGTCTCAATAGCGGTATCAACTTCAGCATTAACTTGCGCCGCCGACATCGTTGCATTAGCCAGCTTGGTATCAAGGTCTAGCTCACCATCGTCACTAATTGGCAGTCCACCCGCTGCATCAGCCGCTGCCGCTGGGATCGCTCCAGCAACGACAGTAACATTCTGCCACTTAACAGTATCAACCTCTTGCTTGATCGTACCGCCAGCATAGCCCGTACCGTCATATTGAGCTTCTAAGTTGACGGCTGCGGTGCTGTCACCCGAGACCTTAACAATATCAGCCTCTTTCTTGATAGTGCCACCAACGTAGCCTCTGCCGTCATAATCAGCCTCTAAGTTGTCAGCTGCGGTGCTGTCACCCGAGACTTTAACAGTATCAA